TACCCATGTAATCCTGAACCATGAAGTTCGCCCAAACATCTGATACCTCAGTATCAGGAATTGGAAGGGTGAAGGAAAGAACAGGCGCAACACCTTGGTTGAGCCATGGGTGAACCATTAGGTCCACTGCTTTTCCTGTAACTTCGTTCTGAAGGCCAGTAACAATGGAACCGTAAGTGACTCCATCTTTTCCTGGCTCTTGAATTGTCAAACGGTAGTTAGCAGTAGAGCCGCTCTTGATTGCATCAGAGAGTTGCTTACGGTCATTTCCGTTGAGGAGTACTAGGTCAGGGTCAGCCTTGACATTTGCATACATAGTTGCAAATACATTTTGGAATTCAACGCCTGGGTTAGCAGTGCTGAATGTGCTGTTGATGGTGTTCAACGCGCCCGTGTTTGGACCAAGAACGGTTGGGAGAATTCCGTCATAACCAGTTGCATAAGCAGAAGTATCTGATGATGCGCGTGATGCGGCGGCTCCTGTGGTTGTGTAAGCAACTGCGTTGCCAGTCAAACCAACTGTTCCTGCGGCGTTGATTGTGAAGGTACCAGTTCCCTTGAGAGTTCCCTGATACTTGAGGTTAGCGGCTCCTGTTGCAGTTCCAACATAGATGTTGTAACCGAGAGCGCCTGTTACTGCGGTTGAAACAGTAACCTTGATGACATCGCCTGAGGCGACTGCGGTTGATGCTTCTACACCGAGTACAGATTCACCGAATCCGTTTGCAGAAATACCTGCATCGGAAGTGACATTGACATAGTAAGTTCCTGCGGCTCCTGCGGCAAAACCAGTTTCTCCTGCTCCTGCGGCTGGCGAGGTAACAGAGAAGGTTGGTGCAGAAAGTGCGCCTGAATATCCGCTTGCGGTTCCGCGTGCGAATAGCATCATTCTTTCTTCCATCAACATGGTCGCATAGAGAGTGCTGGTTGATGACAACTGGCGGAGGTCCTGGTATCCAAGGCCTGAGAAGTTAGCATCAAATGTCACACTGTCAGATAGCGAGTATGAGTTGTAAGGAAGAACCAAATCATCTGCCGCATAAGAAATCTGCGGTCCGCGCTCTAGTTGGAGCGAGCCAAATGCTGTGGTTGTGTTTTGTGTGATTCCAGGCCATGTGTTTCCTACGCCGCCTGTACCAGTACCTGTGTATCCAAGAATTCTCTTGACACGGTGTGAGGTACCAACACCCTTCTTACGAGGGATACGGTTGCGGAGAGGAGTTGGGCGTGGGGTAAGCATCTTTGCAGGTGCTTCCAAGTCAAACGCCGCGAACGATGAAGAAAGCGGGCTTGTAAGTGTGATTTCCTTCTGAATATCTTGCATCGCCATTCTTTGTGCGGCAAGAGCGTTCTGAAGTCCAGCCTGTGCATCTGCTGTTAGTGACTTGTTTGCGGCAAGAGATTCCAATGCGGATACTGGGTCAGCCTTTGGTGCTACGCCAGGCATGTTGCTGGCAGTGTTTAGGGCTTTATCCAATGTCGCAAGGTATTCCTCATGACGCTGTGCGGCCTCAACTGGTGATACATCACCAAAGAGGTCCGTTGCGCGTGGCATTTCAGCCATTGTCGGATTTCCTTTCGTGTTTGGTTTTACTTGCTTTCAGATTGTGCTTTAGCAAGGAATTCCTTTGCTAATGTTTCATAACCTTTTGCAAGTGTTGGGTCGGTTGTTGCATTTGCTTTCGCTTTATATGCGGCGGCTTTTACCAACAAATCATTGCTGGTTTCACTCACTGGTCTTGCAGTGCGTTTTGGTCCGCCAGCCACAGCGAGAGATTTAGCCTCAGCCAACTCAGTTTCCAAACGATTTGCCTTTGACTCTGCCGCCTCTTTTGCGGACATGAGTTCTGCAATTTCCGATTTGATTGACTGTGTTGCGCTCTTGATTGCTTGCTCTACGATGGCTTCTACATCTACTGATTTTGCATCAGCAGAAACTTCAGTTGCTTCTTCCTTTACATCTTCTTCAGCAGGAGCATCTACATCAGCAGGTGCGGCTTCTTCAGCCTTTTCCTCTGTTGCGTCTGCTTCAGCAGATTTAGGTGTTTGGTCAGGTGTGTACATTTCAGCAGTTGTCACATGTGAAGGCTTTGCGACATTTGCAAAATCATTTGTGGTTGTTAGGCCGTGGTCAGTGCCAGGTTGATTGCAACCGCACTCTAGGCACTTGGAAATTTCAGCAGACTTTTCTACATCTTCTTCATCATCTGCTTCGTCTGATTTTGCGGCAAAATATTTATCGCACATTGTCTTTACAGCATCATCTTCCATGCCTGCTTCTTTACAACGCTTCATAAAGTCAGCACGCTTTTCACCTTTTTTAGGTTTCATTTCTTTTGCGTCTGCGGCTTTTTCTTCTACTTCTTCCATAACTTCTCCTTCTGCTTCCTCACCTGCATACCATGCAAAGAGGTGATGAACTGCGGCGATTAGGTGAGTGAGCGAGGCTTCTTCATTATGTCCTTCGCCCATTTCTTCTGCTTCAATAGCGATTAGTTGCGCTAACGCTTGTCGTGCAGAGTCATAGGTTTTCTTATCAAACTTCAAGAGGTCGCCACCAGCATAAGCCTTGGATAGTTCAATTACTTCGTTGGCTAATGTGGTCATGGCTTCCCTTTCGGTTATGTCTGATAATTCTAGGCTATCTACCGCCTTCTCTGTTTTCTTTTTGTAAGTTCCGCCGCGCTTCTTGTATTCACGGACTACCCATGCATTAGCAACAGCAGATGGGTACACATCAAACTTTTGCTTTGCCTCACTTACAACGCGGCTGTATAACTCTTTGTCGGCAGGCTCAGATTTGCCGCCACCGCGTAACATATTCTCGTAATTTGGCTTCTTTTCTTCTTTCTCAATCAATTCTTCTACCTTCCACCAACCGTTTTCGCCATCTGCTGACTTAGCAAGAACCAACTGGCAGTTTGGGTTAGCGGGTCTATCTACGAGGCTGACTTCTACAATCTTGCCGTCAATGATGCGACCATTCGCCGCCTTTTGGTCACGGACAACGCGTGGGTTTTTGATACCGATTGAAAAGCCTTTGAGTACGCCTGTATCAACCTTCTTTACGCTTACAGGGTCCACAACAAGGGCATGAATGTAATGCCCGTCTGCGCGCTTCTCGTATTCTTTGGCTACGCCTGCGGCAATGTTGCTGTGTTGCTCACGAATATTTCCGCCTGATTTGAACCACTCAGGCATTGCATTATCAAGCCATACAGGGTCGCAAATCTGTTGGTCAATGTCTAAGGAATCATCTGTTGCCTTGCCATAAACCATGAGTGTGCCATCATCGTTCTTATCTGCTTTGACAATATCAAAGAAGGCTGTTGTCAGATTAGTCATTGTTGCTTTGTCCTTTTTCTTTTCTCGTTGAGCGATTCCATTAGCCCATGATTTGCCAGCATCGCCGCCCCATAGGAGCCATGCAATATAACCAGCAGAATCCTTACCCCAACCCTCACCTTTTTTATCTACTTCGTGACGAGCAAAGTAAGACACCATGCGGTTGATAGTTGAAAGCGATAATGCTTTTCCGTTTGAGAGGTCACGGGCGCGAGCCACTCCAACAGCCGTACCACCACGCCCATACTTTTCACGCAGTGCTAAACCACGCTTTGCGTTATTGCGAACTGCTTGGGGTGGTACAAATCCGTCAGCCATTTAGTCCTCATCATCTTGAATAGAAAACTTAGGTGTAACTGTACCTAATTTTTCCATAGCCCTGCGGCGTTTATCCAATTCAACTTGAGCCTGTACAACACCAAATTTAGCCGCATCTACAATAGTTTGTAATGTTTGTTCTTCCCAATCTATATCATCGGTGCAATCTTCATTTTTCATTTATGCCTCCTTATTTAGATACTGGGTCATAACCAAATTCATTGATGCTGTTGCCATCAAACCACAAATCTTTGGCAGGCACCTTCATACTAATTACATGCCCTCCATCAACATTGCTTACTAGGTGCGTTTCTGCATACGAGCGGGATAAAGTGACCCAATCGCCTGGGTTGATGTCCTCCACACCCGTTGGAACAGCGCGGTAAATCGTAACCATGGCTTCAGGCTTGTTTCTAATTGCTTGAATTACACGCACACTTTCTTTATCTGCCTGCGGCATGCCTGTTGTATAGATATTTGGTCGTGTGTAGAAATCGGGCATCAATCCTGTTTCAATATCTGTGGCGGGTCCACCTACATCATCAAGGCGCGATGGCGCTCTGTGATAACCCCTATAACCATCATTGCTTACATTTCGGTCCACAACACCGCCGATAGTTCCTGTTCGTGAAATTTTTGGTTTATCCCATACAAATGTTTTAGCCATCGCCCGCACTAATGGATTTGCCGTTTCACCATTTGTTACAAACCATTCAGCATACATTTCTGCATAAAATTCTTTTGTATTCGTTTTTGCATAATTTGAAATTATTGCTTCTGGAACATTAGCAAATTCTTTTTTTAGTTCCTCAATTTTTGCTGTGGTTGCCGCATCTTGGATAGATTGACGATTGGTAAAGGTAGGGTTTTTTTCTATTGTGTGACCCCATTCATGAGCCAATACATAATCTCTGTGCGGAACTACAGCAATAGATGGCATCTTGAAACCTATTTCATTTTTGAGCGGTTTATCGTCCATAACTGTGCTAGGTTTTAGCCATATTTTTGCATCACCCAAAATAGCGCTTCCGTATGCATTGCCTTTTTCAGAAGCCACCATGATGGTCATTTTATCTTTTGGCGCTACTGCTTGTAATTTTTCAATACTTTGAAGCAACTTTTTTTCTCCCGCAGGTGACACTTTAGAACCAGCGCTATACAACTGCACTTCTATCGGGCCGTTTTGTATGATGCGTCCTGACTTTATCATTGCCAAATCAGCCTTTTTGATTCTGCCGTTCTTGATGAAATCAATAATTTGTTCACGCGTGTATCTAGGATTAGACAACAAATACTCATCAATGACTCTGTTTTCTATTTCTGCTCTGCTCAATCTTGTCCATTGTCCAGGCACAAAAGCACTGCTTACAGCAACAGGTGTTACTTGCTCTACAACTTCTGCCGCTACTTCTACTGGCGCAGGCGGAGGTGGTGGAGTGATAACCGTTGCCCCTGGTACTGCCTGTTGCTCATCAAATCCAGGAATGACGGGAGCCAAAGCGCATCGGCAGTGTGGGTGAGCAGGTGGTTGTGTATCGCCTGAAGGAAATTGACCGCCAATATTTACAACTTTACCCGCGTTCTGTGCGCACTTATCGCAGGGTTGGAACACAAGCCATTCCATTTGTTGCAGTCCAGCCTGTTGGTATCGCTCTACAGTGGCGGCGGAAATAGCGCGGTTCTGTTCTGTGATTGCAATAGACAATGCGCGAGCAGGGCTTGCCGCGTGATTTTGAATGAGTTTTGCTGAGGCTTTAGCGTCCAAACCAAGTGAGATGGCTTCGCCAATAGCGTTGCCAATGTCTGTCAAAGTTGTATCAGAAAAGCCTTTCCAGGTTATGCCTTGCTTTTCCAATAAGCGTTGAAATGCGCGAGGTGGTTTGAGAATAACAGCCGCCGCCGCATCTCCTGGTTTCCATTTAGACCAATCCACTACGCCCCTAGTGTCGGCTTTGCGTGCCAGTTCTGCTTCTTGTATTGCTTCTCTTGCCGCAGTATCTCCAAGCACATAAGCCTGCGCCCAAGTTCTGTAAATGACTTCTTTGAGCGGCTCAAGATTGATACGCAGATTCATCACTGCCCACGCTCTAGCCCTGGCGCGTTGTTGAACTATATTTAGTTCTAAATTTGGTGTGGTATTTAGATAGCCTTGATACGCACGCTCTGCATCAAATTGTTGTCGTAGAGCGGCTCTAATAAGTACAGCGTTCTTTGCCGCTAAACGCGCATCTGCCTCTAATGCGCGCTCCCAAGTCATGTGAGATACGCTTTAGCGAGCGCTCTTGCGGTTTCTAAATCTCCCTCAAACGCGCAACGGTTCAGCGCTTCACCAACAATCGGGTCTAGGCTTTTGAACTCAAATAGTCGGGCGCGCTTTCCTTTTGATGCCCACTTCATAAATGACTTTACTTCAGCCCTAGTTTCTGCATCAACTTCTTCTTCCACTTCTGACGCTTCTTCAGGTGTGGGTTCTTCAGGCGTTGCATTTGCTGTATCAGGAGTAACGGGTGCGGTCGGTGTTGCATCAGGACCTTCTAGCGTTGGGGCTGAGGTGACTTCTTTCGCGTTGATAATTCCTTCAGGCGAGAATAAGAAGATGTCAGAGCCTGCAACAAGCATTGGCATATCTGCTTGTGGTGTATCAAGAAGCGGCAAACCCATTTCTGAGCGGCGTTCATTGATTGTTTTACCTGCGCTCTTTACCTCAATATCCGCCTTCCTCGCCATGGATTCGTTGTCCATGCGCTTGCTAGTCATGAGGCGGAACTCAAGTTCACGCGGCATGCCTAGGTATGTGTAAGAAAGATTCGTGACCATCTTGCTAATCCAGTTAGCCAATGGACCTACGCCGATTGCTTCTGCTGTTTCTGCGCGTCCTTCTTCGTATCCTGCGCCGCCTAATCCACCCTTGGGAGCAAAACCAATTTCACCTGGTTGCACGCCGTAGTGTCCGCAGATTGAGGTAATCAAATAATCATCTAATGTGTCTTTGAACTTCTCGCCATATCCTTCATTGACTACGGGCGAAAGACCTTTAGGAAGAAGGCGAGCGCGCTTACGCTGTTCTGTTTGTCCTGCAAGGTCGTCATTGAGGATATTTTCATAGGCTCTGAGGAGGTCGGGGTTGTTGCCCCAATCTTCGTCAGTTGTGAACATAAGTTCAGGAAGAACTCCATCTGTGTACTCCGCTCTTAGCCATTGCTGGCGGCGCAAGTAAATATCTGCCAATGGAAGCGCTCGCTCTGTTGGGCTAAATCCATAAACGCTAATTGTGCGGCGATTGCGCACCATGTAAGCAAGTTGGTCTGCTGTAAATTCACCATCTGCCTTTGGGTCCTCATCAGTTGCAGAGAATTCTGAACGAGGAAAGCCGTACAGAATCTGTTGATACGCCGCGTTTGGTGGCATTGGGCGCATACCTCTGTCATCAATCAAAGGCTTGATAGTTGAGCCATCAAGAATCTGCATTGCATAAAGGTCGCCGCCTACTGTTGGAAGCGGATAAACAGCCCATGCATCAATAACCAAAATATCTTCAGCCGCAATGTTGAGCCAATCAGCCCAAGTCAAACCGTTTGCTTTGTCGGGTGTTTCCCAAAACTCACGAAGGCGATTGATTTCATCTGTGTACTTTTCGCGGGCGCGAGCCATAGCGCGTACATGGTCGCCGCCTGATTCTGCTGTGATTTTCTCAGAAGCATCTTGACCAAGAACAATATCCCAATCAAGACCAACCAATTTAGATTTAGTTACTTCAATGCATCGGCGCAAGATGTCAATTTGGTCTGCTGAAGCACGCAAAGTCTTGAAAGGAACAAGGCGGGTTTCAGTAACATTGATGTTTTGCGCTACTTGATATTCATAGCGGCGTGGCTGTGGTCGTCCGTTATCTTGAAGCGGATTGATTGCGCCAGGAGTGATAGGCAGACCAGGACCAAAAGGAACAGCCGCACTAAAAGGAGCGCGTGGGAGCGCTATTGAATTGCCATAGGTTTGACGCATAGTGAGCGCATCGGCTTGATTGCGCATCTCTGCTTCTGTCATTGTGACGGAACCAGCAGGCAAGCGAGGTGCCTTCTCAATACTGCCTGTCGCTATTGCTCTTGCGATACGGTCACGCAGACCCATGTGTATCTCCTTTTAGCCCCTTGTACTGCGGGCGGTTATTAGGCGTGGACTACAACTCTGTACTGGTTGCTTGTTGGAGCAACAGAGAATAGGAGAGTTATAGCAGTTGTGCTTGTATGTTGCACATCGCAAATAACTTCAGCGTATGGGCTTGAGTTGTCATAGATGGTCACAATGACATCTCTTGTTCCAAGATTGTGGGTGATTGTGTATGAAGTATTAGAACCATCGCCAACATTTGCCGCATACTTTGTAACTACGGTTGTAGTGTCAATGTTGATGCCGCCTGATGTGACGGTGATGCCAGTTCCTGCAACAGCGCTGATGACATTGGAACTAATGTCAATACCGTTACCCTCAGTGAATACGCCAGGACCTGCCAACTGCACCCATGTTTGACCTGCGAAGGTGCTGAGGTAGTGATTGCTTTGTGTCCAGGAGGTTCCAGCCTTTGTGGTTCCTTCAAGAATGAAGATTGTTGCACCCTCAAGTTCAGTAGGTGTTGAAGCATCAGCAGAACGGGTTAGGGTGTAAGTAGTTCCGTTATCGGTATAAACATAAATACCATCTTCAGTGTCATCGGTCTGATTTGCAAGAACGATGCGATAGCCGCTATCAGCAGAAGTGAGAGCGCCATAGGTATCAATGTTGAGAGTGTTTGTTGCTCCCGTAAGAGCCACATTTGCTGTTGAATATAAATTCGCGGCGGCTTTCCAAGTTAGACCTTCAACTGCGGCATCTACATATCCTTTGTTTGCGGCATCTGTTGATGCGGTTGGTGTCGCAACATTGGTGATTTTGTAATTGTTTAGGTTGATGTCTGCAAGCGGTACAGCGAGCGCAGAAAGATTGATTGCAGAGTGAGCCGCATTGTCATGCGTTGGATTTCCGTGAGTATGGTCAGCGCGTGAAATGCTTGTGCTTGTTCCATTTGCAGACGATGCACCAAATGTTTGTTCTGCGGTGACATTGCCAAATGAGGGCATGCCGTGAACATGGTCCTCACGCGCAGGAGCAGTTCCAGTTCCTACAGCACCTGAGCCACCAACAGAGAGAGATTGTGGTGTTGTGTTTGTAAGAGCAGGAGTACCGTGTGTGTGGTCAGCGCGTGAATAGTTGTTTGAAGAACCATTGCCGCTTGATGCACCATAAGTTGTTTGTGCTGTTACTGAGCCAAAGTTAGAAACCTGTGACCATGATGTTCCATCATCAAAATAAAGAATTTGTTGGTCTGTTGCAAAAAACAAACGACCAGCAGTACCAGCCGCAGGACGAGCGGCAAAAGTTCCTGAAATGATTTCTGATTCATTGAGTACCGATACCCACGCGCTACCATCGTAGTAGTAAATTTCGCCATCGCCAGTGTTGAAGTAGATTTGACCTGCGCTAGGTGTGGCAGGTGCAGTGCCTAGATTTTGAATGACCGCGTTTTGCAACTCATTCTTATTGAGGTCTATAGATACTAGAAACTTTCTTGCCATTGTCATCTACTCCTAAATGATGTACGCGGTACCAGTAAAGGCTGAACTAAAAGTTATGACCATTTGGTTGGCACTAGGATAACTGAAAGTTCCCTCGCATTGCGTCTGTGCCGAGTCCAATACCACTGCTGTTGGTTGTCCACCTAAATTATGGTTGATTGTCCATACAGCCGATGGAACTGCTTGCGTATGAACATAGAAAATTTGCGCCGATGCTGATGCTCCCTGAGGACCAGGAGCGGTAACTTCAACAATCGGAACAATGGGTTTGATAATGATTGCATCTTCACTCATCGTGTCACCTCAGGAGTTACAACAATTTGACCTTGCGCAAGACGGGTAACAATGCCGCCCTGTGAGGTAATTTCAATATCATAGTAATAAGTTCCCTCATCAATAGCGCCTGTCTGCGCGGCTGTTGCATGCACATCAAATTGTCCTGATGCTCCTGTTATAGCAATTTCTCCTGCCGTAGATGTCAGCGTAAGAACAGCCGTTGGGTCAGAAGGTAGCGAGCGCAACTGCATGCGTGCTGTGTATCCCACAACATTGACGGGAGCAGTAGCAATACCGCCTGAGATATAAGTTCCTGTTGCGGCATTTGTAACCGTGAATTGCTGTGCGTTGGCTGTAGCCACGGTGACATTTTGTAGGTTGTACTGTGGTGGCAGAACGCCATCAATGCTCACTGTTTGATTAGCCGCAAATCCGTTCGCGGCAAAGAAGATGATTGTGCTTCCGTTGCTTGTGATGTTTGTGATTTCGGCAGGTTGTTTGTAAATGAAAGTTATGTACCAATCTGCGCCTTGGTCCATCGTTGTATTGTAAGTAACAGCCATTATGCTCCCACCGCCTGAGTTGGAGCAATAATAGCGTTTCCACACTTAGCGCAATGGCTCAATGATTTAGGCATTGGTAAAGCGCAGTGATGGCAGAAATTAGCGATGCTATTGAAGTAATGACTAACGCTACTTTTTCCAAGCAAGTCACTAAAAGCCTGAACCATCGCATCAAGCCTGTCGGGTGAGTCTGCATCTTGAGGAGTCCATATCGTCATTTGGTCCTCTAATTGTGCAAAGGTGCCAACATGATGCACACGACCCTGCTCATACATTGCCGCTACTGGTTCTGCCCGTAACTTCTTACCAACATGCGCTCTGATTTCTCTAATTGGCAGAGTTGAGCGAACCTGCTTGAGAACTGCACTGACCATATCGCCGCCTTGATTTACTTCCACCAGTAATGCATCTGCTTTGTATTCATCATAGAGAGCAACTGCTTTTTTGGCCCATTCCAATGGAGAGCCTTTTATTGTTCCGTCATGTATTACATATCCGTGACCGCCAGCATCACAACCAGCAACAATGATTCCTGTTTCATCACTTGATGCGTTATTAGTTACAGCAGGGTCAATGCTGACAACAATGCGTGACAACGGTGGGTGTTGTTCTACGCGGTTTCTGTCAATCAGATTCCTGGTCCATAGCGCGCCTTCTTGGTCCTCAAGGATTTCTCCGTAGAGTTCCTGGCGACCCAAACGGGTGCCGTTGTATCGGGCTTGTAGTTCCAATAGAGCGCTTGGGGCTAGGTTCTTAGCATTGTCAAAGGTAGAGCCGCGTGTGATTGCTACAGAACCGTCTGTGCGATTTGCCAGGGTTCTAATCAGGTTTGTTGGGCGTGGTGTTGTGGTTACAACAATGCGAGGCTTCTTACCTAAGCGCAGACCAAATTGCAGTTGATGCCAGGCATCTTCATAGCGATAGGCGGCTAACTCATCACACCAAGCGCCATGGTGTTGCGGTCCACGGAATCTGTCAGGTTGGTCTGCTGAAAATAATTTTATTTTGCTCCCATTGATTAGTTCTATCTCGCCGTTACTACGGTTGTAATGTTGCAATGCGTGATAACGATGCAAGATGTTGATGATTCCCGATTCACCTTCTGCGCAGGTATCTCTTGCATCTGAGAATGTAGGCGCAACGATTGCCCATCGTGTTTCAGGATTTTCTATCGCTTCCCATGCTAACCATTCGGCGGCTGTCCTGGTTTTGCCCGCTCCACGACCTGCCAGGTAAAGCCAAATGTTCCAATCAGACTCAGGCGGTAGTTGCTCGTTTCTTGCGAGTCTTTGCCACATTATTCGGCTCGCCTTTATCTTGCTGTTCAGGGAGGGTTGTAATGTCGGCGGTAATGCCTTCAATGTAGTCAATAATTCGGGCGAGTTGGATAACTTCCGCATCAAGGCTTCCAGTTCCGTCATAGTTCACCACCTCCGCTTGCACCTTCTTTGGCGCATCTAGTCCTAGGAAATCAGCACGCTTTTGCATAATGCGCAGAACCATGTCAGCGCTTCGTAAATTACCTTGCAGAGCAGATTGCCAATACACCTCTGTCATCGTGTCAAGGCGGTCTAAATCTGCTTGTAAGTATTCTTCAGCCGCAGGGTGTTCAATGCGTTTGAGCGCTCGCTGATAAGCCTTTTGCGCTCCTGCAATAGTTTCATAACCTAATTCGCGTGCGATGCTGGCAAAAGTCATTCCATGCTGATGGCGTAGTTCAACTGCGCGGTTCTCGCGCTTTACTTGAGCAAGCCCATCTTTTTCCAACATGTTGTACAAATTATCTCATAAATTATATTTGTACAAATTTAGAGGCTTAGTTGAAAGCGTAACAGTTGCACTTACTACCAGGAGCAATGACGGTCATGCAACGGAAGTAATGTTCAACTTCAGGTTCCTTTGGTTCTTCTGCCTTAGCCTTTACCTTAGGAGTTTCTTCTTTTACTTTGGCTACTACCTCATCAACTATCTGTTTTGCGCTCTTGCGTGGCATCAGGTTCTCCTTTGAAATGGTAAGTCATGTAATGCTTATGCGATTCTTGGTATGAGTCTTTTTTGTCCGCGACCTTGAAGGTGGGTTGGCCCATACAAAGAAAGCACTTGAAGTATCCCATAACTAATCAAATACTTTCTCTCCTAGTGCTAGTGCTATACGAGCATCAAGAAGGTCATCAATACTTTTTTGTAATAGTTCTTTTTTGCGCCAATCCATGCGATTACCGTACTCATCGGTTTTGAGCATGCCGTTGATGTGCTTTATGGCTTCGTCAATATCCTCAAGCGTGACATCATCGGTAATTGCCAGTGACATGAGGAGATATTAGGACTTTTTCTTTTTGTCCGCTTCTAGTTCCTCAATGAGTAATTCCACAAGGTTTTCTAATTTGTAAGCCAATGTTTCTTTGCCCCGTTCCCGTAACTTTTCAGCCATCAGGTTCAGGGCAAGTGCTACTTCAGGGTCATTTTGAATCATTGGGTACATCTCGTAAGAACTCTAATAACTGCTCAACAATGACTACATCTCTACCATCAATATGATGATGATAATCGTTTGCAAATGCTTGTATCTCACCAATGATGTTGTTGCGTATCTGTGTTTCCATAGAACGAAACATCATCTGTAAGTTTTCAAGTTTAGCCATTGCGAGCGTCACGCTTTGCTTTGTAATTCATTACATCATCACGCTTGTAATACACATTACGCCCTGCCTTCTGCACCCATACAAGTGATTTGCGGTGTTGAATCTGACGCAAGTTATTCATTTTGATGCCCAAGATTTCTGCGGCTTCTGCGGCGCTTACTAGATTTTCTTCTACCATGGAGTTGATGACCAGCCTTCCTGTGCCTGTGTTTGTGTTTGCTTTATCTTGATTGCTGTATAGATTTCTGAACCTGTAATTTCCATTTGTGTTTTTTCAACACCGTCTTTGTTCGTAAATGTTGTCATTTTGACTGTGCCAAAAATTAGAACATCATCGCCTTTTTTTAGTGTTGCCGCTTGCGTTGCTTTCTTATCAAACATTACAACGCGATACCACTGCGTTTCTCCATCAACCCATTCGTTATTTACTCTTTTGCGCGGAGTGTGCGCTACAGAAAATGAACAGTAACTTGTTCCATTCTGTGATGATTTTAGTTCAGGGTCATTACCCAAACGCCCTCTTACTTTGATTTCCATTAGTCACCTTCCATCAGTATTTGTACCGTTCCATCATCTTGTAACAGAACTATTGAACCGTCAGGGCGTGTAAAAGGAACTTCGTGCGGGCTTTGCCATGACCCGACAACCCAACCTTTTTGTGATGCTCTTTCAGGATTCAGGTGGATACTATCAGTGCGTAAGTTATGGCACCCGTGATGTATGCGAATTAGATTTGCGGGCGTGTCTTTGCCGCCCCTGCTTCTTAGTTTTCGGTGATGCAATGCCATGTCAGGGAGCGCCGCCTGTCCGCAGACTTCACAATAGTTACCTGCGCGCTCCTCAACAATTCGTACAACTTTCTTGTCCACTATTCCTCATCATCATCTTCAACCCATTCATCAGGGTCAATCGTAGGAGTTACGGTTTCCCAATGATTTGGAAAGATTATGGACATCAGTACCAACCACCTCTACCGTTCTTATCCGCTCTTGAGAGCCAGGATTGTAAGGCTCCGCATGGCGTTTTGTATCGTGATTCTATGTAGGTCAGCCCCCAACGAATCTGAACATGCGGGTTCTTGAGGAAGTCTTGAATCTCTTGTTTCGTGTTGTGCTTCATGTGGCGTTGCGGAATCCCATAGTCATGGGTGGGTGACTTCGCTTTGAAGTTCCAGGCCGATTCCTTGCCCCATAGTTGAGCCAAACAACGATACTGCTTCTCAGGCATGCCAAACCGTTCTTTGACCAATAATCTCGCGTAACTCTTTGGCTCCATGGTGGAGATAATCAAAGCGCGTTTTTCTTTTTCGGTCATGATTGGTGCGTGCGCGTGAGAAGGCGCAATAGCAAACCCAACCGCAATAGCGGCTACTAAAAGGATTTGCTTATTAGGGCGAACCTCTAGCCCCTAACCCCCAACGCCTCACAAACTTTGCAGAGAGCATCAACTACTTTCCATGCTCCGCACTGACAACGGGTTATTTTGTGGTCCATTTATTACCCCTTTCAGGTTGGTATTTGGACGGGAAAAGTTTAGCCGATTGACACGCTGGCAGGATATGCAAAAGTTTTGGCGTGTATCTCGCCATTAGGTTCCACTAACACGATTTCGCGTGTGTATCGGCACATTCCGTGGTCCTTGAATGAGTTGTAAGCATTGACCGCATCAAGGGCTGTTCCGTATTTGCGTGAGAATGTGCATGAACCATCTTCAATAACCTGCACCATAAATGTGTAATCTTCCACTTTTTGCCTCCATGTTATTTCTGTCATTTTTATTGTCAAAGTTTTTTTCACTTTTGTGCCTTTCACGGATACAAGAAATCTACGCAGAACTGTGACATCTCGCCTATTGGCACTTTGCACTCCTCAGGAGTTGTAATGTTCATCAACCAAGAAACAAACAACAGAATCAGAATTGCAACAACAAATCTGCCTTTGCGTGTCAGCCTTGATGTCTTAGTTGCCTTTGCCATTTGCCGCCTTCTTTCTGTAGTAGTCAGAACTCCAACACCAGTCACATTCGGCTATAAATGTGTCTTGGTCTTTGTTCAAATGAATCATAAGCCTGTTTGCATATCCGCCAAAGGAGCCACACCAAATACATCTTGGGCGGTCATCTGTCAGTTCTCCCATTACCGCGCCTTGTAAATAGCCACGGTTACAGGATTGAAACCTGCTAATTTGAGAGCATCTTCTACAGCCCATTGAGCCTGTTCGCGTTGCATTGCATTGACCATGGACTTTGATTTGCCTTCAGGAATTACAAAATTGTTGTAATCAATCTGCAATTCAATATTGAACTTCATGCTTTTGCCTTTGTTTCTTCGTAAGGAAACTCTACAACTTTGATGTGTGCGCTTTTGATTTGCAAAACACACATCATGCAAATTGCGTTGCCATTGTCATGTTGCATGCCATAAAAGGTGTTATTGAATCCGCAAAACACGCAAGTCGTCATCGCTTCACCGCCACGGGAACGGTGCAGTCACATGGAACTACATCACATGCGTCATCATCGGCGTAAGTGATATAGCCCTTGCCATAACACATCATGCACTTGCTGATTGGTGTTGTCATTTATTTTGCCTCCATTTGTCGGGTCACTACTTCACCTTTGAAGTAATTGACTTGTTGCTTGTTGAGCGGGCAAAGAATTCCTTTGCCACAATCGCAGTGAATTGAATCAGGGTGAATATTGATTACTAATTGATAATCAACATAACCCACATTATTCAGTTTTGTTTGTGATACCACTACTGGGTATTTCTGAGATACCAGGTTGCGGATAAAAGCGTTCATCTTTGCTTCGTCATTGCAAACTACAGAACCCCAATCAATGTATTCGCCATCGTTGAAAGTTTCCATAGCCACTGCGCCAGTTACGGGATTGACTGCTGTAACTACATATTTCTGTGCTGTGATAAATGTTGCTGTTGTCATTTACTTTGCCTCCTGGGTAATTGTGTATGTCGTTCCCTTGAAACCTTCACCTGGTGTGTCGCTCATTGTTACCGTGATAATTCCTGCCGCTTCGCGCTCTTTGTAAAACTGTTCCATTTTTTTGTAATAACGCGCATCGGCTTCTGCGGTGTATTTCTCTACGCGTTCTGTAATTATCTGTGCCAATTCATCAATGGCTTCTTGTGAAATCGCCAACCAACCTTTGCTTTCTTTCTTAGGATTCCAAACTGTTGAGCGATTGTCGTAATTGACTTCAGCGTTGTAACTCAAAGCAAGATACGCCGCTACTGCGGGGCGGTCTGCTTGTGCAATCATCTTGCCGTTCACTTTGATTTTGTATGGTGTTGCCATTTGTTGCCTCCATGTACTAGGGGGTCTGTCTGACCCGTTGAGATAAGTATTACGGTTTTTTGGGAAAGTTTCAAGCACCTTTTATGAAATTTTTTTGGGGAAGGTGGGGGCTTTCGCCCCCTAGATTCCTTCCGCCATTAGACAACGCATTTCTTCTTCTGCCGCGTCAATCGCATATTCAAAATTGTCAGGGTTGCTGACATAGCCAACGGGAATTGCAACTTTGCGCTTGCCAACTGTGCATGAATAATCTGCCGCCCAAATCAATTCGCGGCTGATTCTGTATAAGCGGTAAAAATCGCCTTCAACAACTAAGCGGTACTTGTCATTCTTGCGTACTACTTTGCCTAGTTCGCTTAGATAAATTTCTGTTGTCGCCATCTGTCTTGCCTTTCCGTTGGGGTTCTATTGAACCGAGTACCCCAAACCTACTACAGGTTTGCAAAAAGTTGCAAAATTTGTAGGAATTATTTTTGGCGTGTCGTTTTAGAACATTTGTTCGGGTACGCGTGGGCCTATGGCTATATCTGCCCCTATACGCTCTCCGTAGGCCTTCTCAGCCACGATTGATACCACCTGCCCATCATCTACATAGGCGATGGCTGTAAGGCCGTCTAGGACCGCCCTAATCAGTTTATCCAGGTCAGGAGCAACAGACGGGTGGAGGCGTTTGACGGTTCGTGGTTTCGGCAAATAAAACTTGATGTGAATGTACATCGGGTCAGTCAATGGGCGAGCGCCTTTTTGTCGTGCAGTCAATGCAATCGCACTGCGCCATGCCGCAAGTTCAGAGCCTTTGTTATGAATGACTCTGCCGTTGATTACTTTCATGCTCCCTTGTGGAACAGGTAGCCCATCAACAAAAAAATTTATCACATAATAATTGTAACTATGTTTTGCACAATTACAAACTTATCTTTTCCTTGTTCATCTTTTGCATGAACATCATAAGTTCCAGTGTGGTCAGGTCCATCAATGCTTTGCACTTGATAGTGGTGACCATCTTGCACAATTACATCACCGCATTGCATATATTTTGCTTTTGTTACTACCAATGTTGCCATGTCCTCCCCTTTCAGGAGTAATGATTACAGAAAGTGTAACAGTTATTCGTAATCAAAGAGAGCGTAATAAGTTCTTGATTGATTCGGGCATTGGCACTGCTTTTTTCTTTGCTTCTTCTAACTCTTGTTGCCACCGTAATGTTTTTTCTCTCTCCTGGCGGCGGCGCTCCTCAATAATGCGCTTTTCTTCTGCACGCTTCTCATCGGCTGTCTTGATTCGTTCGGGTAGCGGCTCATCATTCCAGCGCCCTGCGTTCAACCAGGTTGTTGGGTGGGCTGTAAAAGCATCTACACGGTTTGGGTCATCGGCATATCTCGCCGCTCCTGCAATGATGTCATTTGGCGCAGTTGTCTTGCAGGCTTTTGCAAAGGCTTTCTCTGCCGCTTGCTTGCCAATCTTTCTTGGATACACCTTCCAAAATTCATCAAACAGGTTTGTATCTAAGTTCTTCTTAGATAGTACTTCTAAAGGAGTGCGGTTTTCCGACTGCGGATAACCGAAATTCGGTTTTTGAACTTCGGTTGGCTCATAATTTGGGGTGTCATAGACAATGCTGACTGTTTCAAATTGCCCATTCTCTTTGCGTAATTTTTCTGTCCGCATGTAGCCCGCTTCGCGCAGTTCTTTCAGGGCCGTCAATATTGCGTGACGACCCTCAGAACCTGTGCGGGCTAGTGAATCCGCCGATACGCGCCAATTATCAGGGCGGCTCAAGATGTCCAGGAGAACACCGCGAGCGCGATAACTCAAACGCGTATCACGAATGACGGAATTACTAATGATTGAAAAATTGCTCTCCGCTCTTGGAGAACGAATGATGCTCACAATGCCTCCTAATGCACTACAAACGGTTTGAAATAACTTAGAAACTCATCAACCTTTACCCAAACCACCATGTCAGTTTCATTCGTATCTTTGCGGGTATGCACTGTAGGTTGTAGGCGCATCAGCGCCTTTGCGGGCAGAATCATAAGACCGTCAGTGAACCTAAAACAAATTCGGTGATAACTTTCAGGGCTATCTGTATAAACAGGCACCGACATCATCATTTGTAATTTGTTGTAGGGAAAGATTGCGGGCGAGGTACTTGGTGAGTTCAACCATTTTATTTCTAAATCACCGATGTAATTTTCTCGCCCGTTATCGTGCTTACGGTTTATGTGATAGTCCGTAAAGTAAAACTTTGGCGTGGGAAACAAAGACCATGGCATTTTTTGTACTAAAAAGTTTGCCACTCTTTGTTCTTTGTTTTGGTCTTGTGGAACTTGCCTAATCGGTTCCATTGACACATTCCATAATCTCAGCGTAAGTAATTCCTGCTTCTTCAAAAGCAAACACTGCACGCCTTTGTTGATTTGGATATTTGCGCGGATTGCGGAATGAATACCGCTCAACACTTGTCATACCGCCCCACACGCCATAGTCCTCATGTTCCATGGCGTATGTCAAACACTCTTTCCATATCGGGCAGGCTAAACAAATGGTGCGCAATGCATTGATGTATTCGTAGGCCACAATGCTTCGTTCTTCTTCCACATTGTAGAAAATGTCCGTGTAGATAGAACCTCTACAGGCGGCTTTTTCCCAATCTACTTCATCGTACTGGGGCAACCTATTTCTCCTGACGGGTCAAAATACGGGCAATAATCTTTGCAAAATGAAACAGCCAACTGAGGCTGTGGGGGCGCTTCATCGCTTGCGGCCCATGCTTTCAAATCGCGTAACCATTGCAACGCTTCTTGAGCAACATGTGGCTTGTATTCATCTTGCCAAATCTTTATGTCTGTCATTTTTCCGTCACGGGGAATTCCAACTAGGGCCACGCTTCTCACTTCGTAGCCCTGTTGTTCTAGTAACCAGCCATAAACTTGTATTTGCCATTGCTCTTGGTCTTTACCCAAGTAGCGCATACTGCTTTTGGTCTTGGTCTTGAAATCAACCACAAGTCCGAGGTCCTTTATGAACAAGTCACAATGACCTTTGATTTCGGGGTGATTCAATTCAATCTCAATCAAAAAGTTGTCACCAAATGGGTCCAGGCGTTGCATCGCCTTTTCCATTCCTGAATGTATGAATGTTCCAAGGATTGCTCCAAGGGTTTCAGTTTGATTGATTTTTTCTGTATGTTTCAAGTCATGCCATACGCGCCGACTACAGCCGCCCAATGATGACGGACCTATTTCTACTTGCGTAGAACGCGAGCGGCTAGAGTCGTATCCGCGTAGCGACTTCACAACCATGTCTTGTAAATCAATCACAACTTATCCTCATTCCATTCTTTGAATAAATATTGAATTTTTTGCAGGTCAGCAATAATGCCTTCCATTCGTAACATAGTTTGCGTTATTCCTACGCGCTTACCAATGTAATAACCTAGAATCCATGCGCTAATTATGTAAAGAAAAGTCATAATTCCCGCGCATACATTTCGTCAATAAATGCGATAAACCACTCTAAGATTTTTTCCCAATTCCACGACAAATCTAATGGTTCATCAAGGATAGATGTAAATGCTGTCGTAGTATTTGTTGTTGCTGTAATTGTTTCCGCCGTGGTCATGCTTACAGTTGTTGTTTCTGTTTTTGCCGTTACAGTTATTGTTTCTGTTGTAACAGTAGATGATTCAACAATAGGCACAACAGTCGGGGTGGCTACTAATGTTGGCTGTGGCGTAGGCTGAGTTATCTGCTCAACCGTTTGAAAAGTTTGCACAGTTACAGGTTTGTTTTCTTCGTTTTTGTTGGTAACGGTCCAAATATTAGTTTGTAAATCAACCTTGACTTCTGTGTTGGAATTGTTATTGCCAATTCCGCCATAATTTTGTCCTTGTAAAACATATCGTTCACCAGGCTTCAAGGTCAATTTAGAATACAAACTGTTAGGGTCACCACAAACATTTGCATCACAAACAATCGCGCCATCAATAGCGTTACCGTTTGAATCAACTTTTACATACACATCTGCTCGCGCAGGTATTGATATGGTTAGAAATAAAACAACAAAAGTGCTAATTGTAATTTTTCTCATTTTGCCTCCTAAGAAATTTCAATACTGGTTCGGACGGACGCACTCATACTGCGGGTCAAATCAACCTGCACTCTGATACGCGCCATGTTGTTACGAGCGGCTTTTACTTTGGCTTCAATAATGTTTTTATCAAAGTGCAAGTTCTCGTTATCCAAAAGCGCCATATCATCGCGTTCTTGAATTGTGTAATTCTTGCCAGTGGGTGATGACTTGCCCGCATAGGTCATGCGACTGCGTGCCATAGACACTTCATACTCAGCAGTTTTCAAATGGAATTCCATTTCAGTTTTATTGACTTCCTCATGCGCCGCATCAAGTTCTTTTGATAGCGCATAAAGGCGAGCCTCAATCTGTGCTGGCGTTACTATCTGAGTCATTTGGCTCCTTCACAAGTCGTAATGTGTCGCTTTCCTGGCGCGCCTGTAACAAAATCAATTTGCGGGCATCAGCAGATAAATCAAATGGGTCTGCAACCATTTGAAATCCTGCCTTCTCAAGTGCTTCTGCAAGATGCTCAGGGAATACATCTAATTCCTTTGCAACAGCGCGGATACCTAATGCGTTTTGATGAACGCTAACTATGTAACCTGCCGATGGTACGAACTTCTTTTGTTTGTCACTCATGCGAATTCACGCTTCCTTTTGTTCACTGTGTCTAACAAGGTTGTGCCATTTACTTTGATGTCCTTGAGCGCGCTGTATTGCATATAAATAGATTTCAGTGACTCAAGTGTTGTTGCAGTATCGGCGAGCGCAATAGCAGTTTCTGCTTCAACATATTGTGCTTCCGTAACTTTTGGTGCAGGAGTAGCAGGCGCAACAACATCTTTTACGCGTTCTGCTTTTTCCATATCTTGCTTTGTTGGTCGTACAGGCTTCTTTGTGTTTGGGTCTGTTCCCATGTACCCCATCAATGAAAGTGCGCGACCAGTTGCCGATGTGCTGGCATTTTCCAGGGCGCTTGTTTTATTGATGTGGCTTGAGCCAACAACTTCCTCAGCAAAATCAACAGCCTTCAAAACATCGCCAACAAAAACAGATGCTCTAACAACATATTGCAAAGGTCGTTGTGTTTGTGGGTCACGCGCTATGTCCACTATTTCCGTAATTATTCGGAGGTCAGGGTGGTCAGTAAGTGCGCGCTGTAATCTTTCGGCTACGGTTTCGTAATGTGATAAATCAAATGCCATTATTTTGCCTCCATTTGCTTGATGTAATTTTCCAACCATGTGATGTCATCATTGACGGTATCAAAATGCCCATTGCTTTCAATAATACGAATCAACTGACTTTTTTCCAGGGATTCTAAGTACCGTAATCTTTTTGCTTTGTTTTCCCTGATGCTTTCAAGGAGTTGTACTGCTGAACGCATTACGCCTTCTTTCTGTCGGGGGGCATACGCCCCATGGGTAGGCAGACCTTATACCCGACCCCTGACAATCCAAAAGACCCCCCTGCGGCGTGTCTAAAAAATTATTCATAACCAGTGCAATAATCGGGGGTCCAGGAGGACCCCATGGCCCAAGCAAGAGTTCACATCAGCCTGTTCAATCTCATAGTTGAAGTAGAGGCTGACTTTCAATATCCCGACATGATGCAAGATTTGTCCAACAGAGCGCTGACCAGTTTTATTGCCACGATGGACTACTGCAAGAGCAATGGCATGGACATACGCTCTGAGGACTTTGACCTTGAGGACGAGGAGTAGTTAGGCCACTCCGTGTCTTGCCGCTTTTCTAGGGCTGTGTTTGTAATAATGTTTTAGCGCATATTGTTTTGCTGTTTTGCGTTTTGAGAAAGTGCGCCAATACACCATTTTCCAATCACTTGGATTTTTGCGTTTCAAGGGCCGATAAACCATGCAAGCATATTTACCGTCATGTTTGCCATCTATTGAATCGTGTATGGCTTCAGTTGTGTACAGCACTATGTAATTATCTTCGCAACGCCACATTGCATGTTTGGCGTATCCGTATTTACTTTTACCTGGCATCAACCAACTGCCAATCATTGCTTCTATATTCATTGTTACCTCCATGTCCATCAGTATTTCTGATGTCATGAACTATTTTACTTTTGGCACTTTTTGACTTTGTAATTTTTATTTATGGTCATGCGTAATTTTTGTGCAACACGCCGATGTTTTGGAAATGATGTCCAAAATTTGACAGCCAAAATCACTGTTCTCTAAATACTCCACCAACCTTGTTTGCTTGCTTTACCGCTTTCTATCCATTCTCTGTGCAGTCTATGTTGCTCTGCCCAATCTGTTTCGTGCGTACATTGTGCGCACATAGGACAAATTGCCGCAAAGACATATTCATAAACATGGCGGCACATCAATCAAGCCAAACTTTGTAACCTGCCGTCACGCGCCCTTTCACTGGGTCAATGAAATGCAATCTCTGACTAGGTGTCGCAGTCGCGGCGAGCATGACACCTGCATAACGGTTGTCTGATTCGGTAGAGCCTGTTTGATAAACACTGCCCAATCCATTTGCAAGCGCCCATTCTGCATGGGTGTGGTAATGACCAATATAGACATCTCTGAATTCCCATGGGTAAGAGCCACTGCGCCATCTATTGATGTGTTGGACAATCGTTGATGGAGAAGCAAAACCATTGCGACCAACTTCATCACCATGAATGAGGAGTGCGCGATACTCACCGATGTGAACTCTTTGTATATCATCTGCACACTCTTGCCAGGTAAGTCGTTTTTCTCCTGCAAGTAATTGGCGCGCCAACTCATAACACATGCGGTCAAAATTGTCAGAGCGAGGAACATTGTCACGCTTGCTTCCAATACGCCCATGATTACCCCATTCAGGAACTACTGTAACTTTTTCGTAGTGAGAGAGCGCGAAGCGAACCACATCTACGCAAAGTCTGCTGACATTCACATATTGCTCAAATAGTGTTGCATCAATTTCAAATGCTTGCGTTGGAAAATTGAACAGACCCTCAACCATATCTCCGCCAAAAAGAATGTAACACTCTTTTACTGGGTGGTCTGCTCTTTGTATCTCTGTAATTCTTACAGCCTTCTCTGCAAACTCCATGACCCGTTTGCGCATTACTTCTGAATTATAGGTAGTTGTCTTTTTTGCCCCTTGCCAATCCGTCATGTGCCATAGGGCTACTTCAGGTTTTGTCTTGCCACCTTTTGCCACCTTTGGTTCCACAACAGGTTTGAGAGGACCCATAGCAAGCATCGCGTCATAGGCGGCTTGATGCGTGGCTTCTACTAAATCTTCATTGCGCGTTTTGGCTTTGAGTAATTGTTTTTGCAAACGAAATAGCGCATTGCGTAATTCTTTTACATCTTCTGACTCAATGCCTTCAGGCAAGTTTGAAAGACTATCTTCCAGGCTCATTGAACCACGCTTTCATTCCATGTTCTGTATAGCCTTGTTTATCTAGCCAATTATCTTTGTGGTTTGGATTGACTAAACACCTAATTGTTTTGAAAGAATCCATCATCAAAGCAACCTTCCAAGCAGGTATTGGCATATCAAGGTTGAGCATTATTGCCCATATTTTTCCTATTTTTTCAAAGTTCTGTTCTGCATTACCGTGAATGTTTTGACGCTCATTGAGAATGTCATCTAACTCTTTGGACATTTGCAAACACCCCTGCGATGCGCCCTAATTGATTCGGCTGTTGCTTTATGCCCTTCTGCGCGTAACGCTTTGACAATAATGTTTGCAGAATATCCTTTGGCCCATGCATCTTCTAATGCTTTTTTATCTTTCTCTGTCAATCCATTGATTGTCATTTGCCAGGAACAATATTTGCTATAGGGCTTTTGTTTTGACGCTAGTTCTTCTATCGCCTTCTCTAAACTCATACCCACCTCCTCGCATAGCGTAACACAAAGTATAAATGAGCAGTTTAGACTCTTGCTCAGGAGTGCTTTCCCATGGAGGCGGGAAACCTATGCCTTTTTCTTAGGCGCTTTCTTCGCTGACTTCTTAGCCAACTTATCAATCTCTACTTCTACCCAATCTGCAACTTTGCCAAATGCAGGGTCGTTCTTATCAATAGCGCGGATTGCAGGACCAACAACACCAGCGACAGCGCCAGCAATGAGAGCCTTCCAATCAGCATCAGGATTTACAGTATAAACAGCCACCGCAGTAATTGCGAAATGGCGTACAAATGACTTCAGTTTGTCCAAGTCTTTCTTTTGCATAACTACTCCTTTGAAGGGCGTGCTACCGCCATGACCAGTGAATAGGGGCGTTTCTTTTTATAGACCCCATCTCCGTTTGATTGTGACCCTTTTGCATCGCCAGCAGTGTTGCCTTCAATGCAAACCAGTCTTTTTAGTTTTGTGTTGTTCTTGATAACAATGCCCACATGGTCAGGTTGAGCATCATCATCAAATTGAAAGAAGGCTATATCCCCTGGTTGGGCTTCGCCAATCGGCACTAAATTGCCCTTTTTTGCAAACCATTTCAAACCTGCATCGCAGGAAGCAAACCCTTTTTTGGTTGATGCGGCAACACTTTTACTTAGACCCGCTTGCCCATAGACCCAAGAAACAAACATGGCGCACCAAGGGTTACCATCTAATCCATACCATTTGCCGTATTTAGTTTTATTTACAGGTACTTCTTGATTGCCTAATTCTTGTTCTGCAATGATTGCAATTTCCTCATTCATGTTTGCCTTTCTTTTTATCCACTTTTGCAAATGCCTCATTGATTTCTTGTTGGCTCAATCTACCATCATCAAGATAGCCACGGGCTAGAGCCTCTATTACCGTAGCAACACCCAAACCACCTGCTAATAAAATGGCTTGTAATGTATCTATACCAACAACGCTACCCATACCTACAACAGATAAACCAGTTGCGGCAAATACCGCAATGATGCGCATAAATATATTTACTATCTTATCCACGCGTTATTTTCTTTCTACAAGAAGTCTGTAGATTTCATCTACACGCGCTTCTAATTTGCCCACCTTGTCATCTATATCTTTGACTTTATCTTTGATGCTTGAACCGCCATTGGGTTTTAGTTCTGCTAGGTAATACTTCACAAGATGACGCACGCCCATAGCAAAAGCGCCAATAAGGGTAGAAATTCCTACCCCGATACCAACCCATTGTTCAATGCTCATAGCGGAAAATAATAACAGTTATGCGAGAAAATATGTTCCTGCAATATACCAAGTAGATGCCGTGGTTACTACGGTTGGTTTGTTATGCGAAAAAACATCTTGCGCGCCATTAGCAGTAGGGTGGTACAAAGTTACAGTAGTTGAACCAGCCCCAAGGTCGGCAAGAATTGTGTAGTGGTCTGTGTTTTTATGTAACCCACCAAGGTGTTGAAAACTGTAACCTGATGGCAAACCTGGTGGCAAAGTGATGCTGTATTGACCTGTTCCAAAATTTGTAACGGTTGTACAAGTTACTTGAATATTGTAAGTAATCATTTTGCCAACGCGAGAATATCTGCCAATAGCAGGCGTGCCAGTAAAGGCTAATCCTGTACCCGACCAGGTTGGAGTATATGTAACAACAGGTACGCCTAAATTATTATCGGCAAAAACAACCCATTCTGTGCCATTCCAATACTTCATTTGGTCATCTGTGTTTTCATAAATGATGTCGGCAGTGCGTGGGTAGGTAGGTTCTGTAGTTACATCGGGCGCAGTGAAGCGTTGTGCTAATTCTAATTTGCGCAGGCGTTGGTCTAAGTCTGAGAACAAACCGCGCAATTCAGGTGGTTGATTGATGTATGCCATAACGCCTCAGTTCGTGGTTTCTGTTAGCGTAATAGTAACGCGCTCAGGTCCTGCTTCACCTGGTTGCACCGACAAAGCCACAATGCGATATACCGCATCAAGCGTTTCAGGGAATCGTTCATCTGTAATTATTAGGCGCGCATCATCGCCAATTCCATAACTGCCAAACTCAGGCGATACATAAGCAGGCACAACAATTTTGATAACGGTAGGTGGATAAGACAAAGCATTGACTGCACCAGTTGCCAATTCTTGTAACAAGGTCGTATCTATTGTGTCTGTGTAATTTACTTGGTCCTCTAATAACGCCCAACCTTCAGCAAATTTATTTGTGTCTTGCGCTATTTCTATCAACTTACCTTCGTTAGACCCTGCTCCTACTGCATAAATTGTGTTAGCGGCAATCGGTCCATCTTCAGGATATTCATACTCAACAATGTTGCCAGCAGGAAAAATAAACACAAAGGCTTCAGGGTCATTGATGTCATAGACCGTACCGCTTCGTGGATAACCCAATACCAAAGTTTTGATAGGTTCTTCTGTTATTGGGTCATATTCAACGGTTATGTTGAAATCAAAACCATCTTCTGCGCGAGATAAATCTTGAATAGCAGGATAAACGCCCTTGAGTTCATAATCGTAATACACGCGGTCAATCAGCACGCCTGATGTTTCAGCACCCGTGATTACACCAATGTCACCATAAGGCGCAGTTTGTGCATCATCAATAAGAGTGCGAGCAATTACTAATTGGTCTGTGTTTGCAAAACTTATAGTTTGCGTAATGCGGCGGCGTTCAAAATAAGATTCAAATTCACGGGCTGTCAGACTTAGGCGTTGTTCAGCGCTGTTGTAACTTCTGCCCCAAATAACTCCGCCCCAAACAAGTTCACCATTTCTATCTACATAAATAGCAGTTTTAGCAGGAATGGTTGAAGCATTGACATTGAACTGTTCTGTTGCCATACCTGACAAAAGCAAATGACCTTGCAGAGTTCCTGCCTGATTGAGTTGCTGAGTAAAAACTACGCCCGTAAGAGGTAGTTCAGCAATAATCTCATTCGTTAGCAGATTAGCAAACAGATACCGATAAGTTGTAGTCATGCCCGTTATACACTAACGGGAATTTCAACCCACTCTTGGTCATCTTCGTTCCATTGATACTTTTTTCCATCAATAGGATAAGGAACTGGCGCTTCCCATAGATAACTTTGTGAATTCAAAATCCATGAAGGATAAGGTTGAGGCGCATGAAAACCTACGCCATCAAAGTGATAACCAATGCCAGCGTAATTTTTGTGCAATGGAATTTTACCTTCAGAATGGACTCCACCATGGGTATTGTAAGAAGTTTGAATCCACTCTCCACCTAGATTTTCTTCACACCACACAACAGAGTCAGCCACAATGACTTGTGTAACTATGCCATTTTCAACTTTTGCGTAATGTGCCATTAGTCTTTCTCCTTTTCACCGTATAGTGGTGAAGTATTGAGTAATTCTACTTCACGCTTAGTCATAATTCCGCCTTGCTCATCTAGTTTTTTGCGCGCTTCAATAGCGTCATCGGCAACTACATGAATAAGCATTTTTACTTCATAACTATAAATTGTTGTAATTTTATTGTCTTTTTTTGCCATGCGCCTTCTCCCTTAGATTGGATACCTAATAATAACCACACCCGAACCGCCAGTTTGTCCTGAACCTAATGTGGGTACTGCGCCTGAACCGCCGCCTGTGTTTGGTAAGCCTGGGATATAGGTGGAATTTCCACCACCACCTGATGCCCCTGTTGCTCTAGCAGTACCACCGCTAGCAAACCAATAAGTTCCACTTACATTGTGTCCAAAACCAGTAGCCGCACCCCATGCGCTAAATGTGCTTACACCAGCACCAGCCGCACCTGGCACATTTCCAGCAGTGTTATTTCCACCAGCGCCGCCAGCACCACCGCCACCACCTTGTCCATAATCTGAAAATGGAGTAATAACAGTTGCGTTTCCACCAGCAAAACCTTCTACTGGGCTATAACCGCCAGCGTTTCCAGCACCGCCTGTAAAACTTGTGTCATCATCAACACCAGCACCGCCGCCTGAACCACCTGCTTCACCGTTTCCGTTTGAGTTAGCGTGTCCTGAACCGCCGCCACCGCCACCTGTTGCGCTAATAGTAGAAAATCCTGAACCTGAAATAGATGAATTTCCGCCGTTTGTTCCTTTATTCACAAAGTTCCCTGAATATGCAACTCCACCTGCTCCTACTGTTATGGTGTAGTTAGTTCCGTTGTTGAAACTCAACGCAGTCAAATTACGCAAACCACCCGCACCACCACCACCGCGAGCCGCACCACCACCACCAGCAATTACAAGGACTTCCGCTCCCGTGATATTTGTGGTCGGAGTGAATGTTCCTGATGTTCCAAAACCGTGATACCAATAAGTGCCGTCTGTTGTGATTGTTCCGCCTGTTGCTTTTCCTGAATTAGTTGCGCCTGTTGGAGAAAATGTGCCGCTAGATGTAAATGTGTGAATTGTATTTCCGCCACTTGAAGTTACTGTGCCACCAGTTGCGGCTTGTGCGCCAGCGTAACGAACAATGACTATTCCTGAACCACCAGCACCCGCTATAAAACTTGCTTGGTCTGTTGCCGCACCACCACCACCACCCGTATTTGCGGTTCCTGAAGTTCCTGTTGAGCCACCAGCACCACCGCCACCATTTCCGCCAGCGTAACCTGTTCCGTTATTAGCACCACCACCGCCACCAGCATAGAAAACAGATGAACCTGAAATAGCAACAGCAACACCAACACCACCAGCAGTACCAGCAGAACCACCGCTACCACCATTTACACAGTTTGCCGCCGCCGCGCCAGCACCGCCACCGCCACCTGCGGCAGTAGAAAATTGAATACCGTCAGCACCATTACCGCCTTTGAAACCTTGCCCAAATGTTCCTAAACCACCACTTCCTTGTCCAGCACCGCCGCCGCCTGAACCACCAGCCAAACCACTTGAGAAGTTTGCATCTGTTCTATTTCCAGCCGCACCACCGCCACCTTTTGAAACAACGGTATTGAATAAAGAGTCACTTCCAGTTGAGCCAAAACCTTGACGGGTTGCCGCTCTCGCACCACCAGCACCAACTACAACTGTATAGTTCAAAGTTTGATTCAAACTCAAAGTGCTTTCTAAAGTTCCACCGCCACCCGTTGCCGTAACAGATGAACGCAAACCGCCAGCACCGCCGCCACCGCCAACTCCACCTGAGCCACCGCCACCACCAGCAACAACAAGAAAATCTACTGAAAGTCCGCGTGGTCTGCCTGATGATGCAATAGTTCCAATAATAGGCATTAGGCAATATCTCCCACTACATACCAAGTGTCTGTTCCTGTTTTGATGCAGGTGGCAGATGAATTTTGTGCGCGTAATTTAGGCGCGGTTGCTGTTGCGCCAGTTGAGGCGATAGTTGTGGTGGCAGGAGTTGTGGCTTGAATTGTTAGTTGTCCAGCACCTGTTTGAATAATTGTTATTTGTGTTCCTGTAGGAAATGCAACAGAACCGTTTGTAGGAATGTTGATTGTTCCTGCTGTTGCTCCATTGCTTGCTAACAAAATATCGCCTTGGTCTGTTAGTTGAAGCGTATAAGCGTTAGCAGAAAAAGACGGCGTTACTAAAGGCTGTGTAATCACTGCATTTGTTAGCGTTGCACCTGAAATTGTTGGTGATGTACCAAATACAAGAGCGCCTGAACCTGTTTCATCTGTTACTGCGGCGGCAAGGTTTGCTGATGATGGTGTGCCTAACCATGTAGCAATGCCTGAACCAAAAGATGTAATACCTGTTCCACCATTAGCAACAGGTAATGTTCCAGTAACAGCAGTGGTTAGAGAAACATTTGAAATAGTATTATTAGAACCATTGATAGTTTTATTTGTTAGCGCTTGCGCACCCGTAAGAGTTGCAACAGTGGAATCAATAGATAAAGTTACAGTTCCTGATGTACCGCCACCGCTAAGACCAGTTCCAGCAGTGACACCATCAATATCACCAACACCAAGTACATAGGCAAGAGAATTCCAAGCAGTAGAACCATTGCCAATTTTGCCTTTGTTCGTATCGGTTTCAAAGCCCCACTCTCCTGCGGCAAGTGTTGGATTTGCAGAAGTCCATTGAGCGGCAGTTCCTCTACGAATCTGAATTTGTGTTACGACTGCCATTAGGGTGTACCTCCATCAAAGGACTGCGTTGCTACGGTTGTTGGGTCGCCACCGTTATACGGTGCAATGCTATCAAATACGCCAGCGTCAATGTTTGTTATGGCAGGACTAACTGTTGCCCATGCGCTACCTGTATAAACTTTCAATCCATCACTTGTGTTGTAATACAAATCGCCTGCGCGCAAAGTTGGCGTAGATATATCTGTTGCGCTCGCTGGAACATTTGTAGGAGTTAGCGCTAAACGACTCATGCAATATCACCTACCACAAGCCAATTATCAGTGCTGGTTTGAATCGCTGTCAAAGTGCTGTATTGAGCGCGGGTTTTTGGAGTTGCCGCAGTAGCACCAGTTGATGTGACGGTGACACCGCCTGCCCCTGAAACCGTAACTTGTCCTGCCCCTGTTTGTGCCATTGTAATTTGTGCGCCAACAGGATAAGTGACGCTTGAATTCAAAGGAATGGTTACAGCAATAGCAGAACCATTAGCGAGCGTAACAAGTTTGCCATTGTCATCTAATACCGTTGTATAGGTTGTGCCTGTTTGCGCATTGATTCCAAGATTGATTTTAGGTGTTGTCAAAGACTTATTTGTAAGTGTTTGCGAACCTGTAAGAGTTGCTACGGTTGAATCAATAGCAACTGTCGGTATTGGTCCTGTGCCATTTGTGACTGTGATGCCTGTTCCTGCCGCTACTTCAGTCAAATCACCAACAGGCAAATTTGTAGTTACCGTAACGCGTGTATCAGTTATATTGCCTGAATTGATTTGAGTGACTGCCGCGCCAACTGCAACCGTTGCTAATGAAATTGAATTTGCGGGGGTGGCTGGCGCAACAGGTGAACCTGCGGGAGTACCTGCTATAACTTGAAATATAACATCGTTGAAAGCACCTGAGTAATAAGCATCTTGAACAGTTGCTACAACGCGGTCAATGCGAGGATTTGAAGGGTCTGCTGTTGTAATTGTAAGAGTCGTGAGTGCATCGTTATAGACTGTATAAACACCCATATTTGCTTGTGTGGTTCCGACAATCGCCGCCCAACCCGAAGCAACGCGTACAGACATACCAGCAGGAGAGTTAGCGGTAACTGCAAGAGATGAAGAACCGATGATGCCCGTAGTAGCAAAAATGGCTTGCATAGAGAGGCGGTCATTTTCGGCAGGGTGAGAGCCGTTCTGTAACCATGAGGGCGGTGTGCGTAGTGCCATTTATGCTCCTAAATGTATGCAGACTGCCATTCTACGACAGCCTCCGTTGTTCCTGCGAGAGTTCCAGTGCCATAGAAATAGAAATCATTGTTGCCAGGTGATGCTGAAAACCAGGTTGAAGAACCTGAAATCAATGTATTACGGGCAGGGTTACCATTGAGTGTAATCAATTTATTGTACAAATCCACTACGAATAAATCACTAGAACTAAGGGTGACATTGAAAAGCATTGATGCGTTCTGTGTTGTGTTACCTATTTCAGGGTTAGTAATTGGCCCGTTGATAGTAATAGTCGGATAAGTATTGGTCCAACCGTTGTTGGTAATAGTAGTTGTGATAGTTCCTGAGCCGCCGCCATATACAAGATTGTAAATGCGGTTATAGATACGACCTGAAGGCGTTGAATAAAGCAGGGTGGCGGTCTGAATATTGCTATCGTAGTAGCGAGGGTCAGGGCAGAAAAATTCAACCTGCGACAAAATCAAACCGTATGTGTAATTAGGATTGACGGTTGTAATGTGTTGGCGCACGCGGGCTTCAATTACTTGTTCTGTTTCGCCAGCAGAAAGAATGAAATATAAAGGTGTTGTGCCGCTTGTCTGTGGCTGTAAGGTTCTTTGTAATGTGTTGTAGTTAGCCTGAGCCGATGCGCTAGGTGTTCCCGTGGTTTGGATAATCATAGAGATAGTACGACCACCCAAAAAGTCACGACCTGTGAACATACCATCTGCATAACCACGGTTATCATCTTGGTTGCGGATACCTGGCAAACCTTCCAAACCATCTACCGATAAAATTTGATAAGGCGAACCAGCACCACCAAAAACTTGTCCATTGAATGAGAAGGAATATTGTTGAATGACTGCTGGCATTAGAGCATCGCCCTCTCGCTACCTGTGCGTTTTGCAAGGTTACTTGTTGCAGGATTTGTTGTTGGTTTAGGTGTAATTGCTGTTCCGTAACGGATAGCAGATAAAGTTTTTTCGTGGACATCATACGCATCTACTGCGTAACTATTGAATGTCTGATTGACGGTCAAACCTTCTCTAGCATTTACCGATAAATAATCATTGTATTCACCGCGTGGAACAGCGCCAGGTACTGTAGAAACCGCAGGCGCAGGAACTACTTTGCCCTCAGGTGTAACCACAGTTCCAGGTTTAGTTGTAATAGGAGCGGGAACAACAGGCGTATAAGAAGGCGCGCCCGATACAACACCAGCCGCAGAACCCTTAGAAATAGCCGCCATAGCCGCCGCCACTTCACGCAACTTCGCCATCAAGTCATTTAGTTTCTTTTGGGTTGCCTTGTTTATTTCGTCAATGGCTTTTTCATAATCTTTTTGCGCATCTTCCAAAGCCTTTTGTAATGTTTTCTGCGCCTCTAGCAAACCTTTATCAAAGGTCTTTTTAGCCTCCTCTTGGGCCTTCTGAAGCGTTTTCTGTGCATCGGCTAATGCCTCATCATAAGAGGCCTTGGACTCTGCTAGAGCGTCCTTGAGCGCCTTATCAGCCTCAGCCAATCTTTCATCACGCAATGTAGCGGCTTCAGCAAGCGCATCTGAATAAGTCTTTTTTGCCTCAGCAACATTTATCTTGAGTTCTTCATCTACTTCTTTGAGCGCATTAGCAATATCTTGTTGGGTATCTTGATATGCGCGGCGTAGTTCACCAGTAACAAGATTTGTGGAAGTAGATAGCGTATTGGCGATAGCGTCCATGCCATTCTGACTGATGCTATCCAATTCGTTATACATATTCCGAACTTCTTTTTGCTGTTCAGGTGATAACTTTTTGATTTCTTCAATCATGGTCAGGCCTGCTTCAGGACCTGCTTTTACAATTTGCTCAATAAAGGCTTGACTAAATCCTGCGCCCGCTAGGTCGCCTGCGCCTTTTTGTAGGTTTTTGGTCTGCGCAAGTTGATTCTTGATGGCATCAACAATCGTGCCACCGCGTTGTTTTGCCAAACCAAACAGGTCCTCAAGTTTGAACTCTGTGCCTTTTATGAAAGCATCACGCAGGCTTTGGCGGCTTTTCTCTACGATGTCGCGTAATTTTTCTGCGCCCTTAGCAACAATATCTGCACGCTTGCGTTGTGCCGCCGCTTCTAATTCTGCAAGTTTATCGTCACGGGTCTTTGCTAAATCAATTTCTTTCTTGCGGTATTCAGCCTTGATGGAAAGGATTGCCTCAGCATGTTTCTTGGTAGCGGCAGTTTCAGCCTTATTGCGGCGGTCTAATAGGTCAGCCTTTGTTTCATCAAAACGGTCTTGAGCCTCTTTTAGTTGCTCTGCAAGGCGTTCATCTAAATCTTTTTTAGTATCGGCAAAGCGTTGTTCAGCCTCAAGCATGCGCTCATTGCGGCGGTCCAAAGCATCTTTTGCCTTTTCGTTGGCTTCAGTAATCGTTTCGTTTATGTCTTTGTAGATGTCTTTTACTTTGTCTTTATAGCCATCTAACTTTTTCTTTTGCTCCTCAGTTAGACCACCAGCGCCGCCACTTCTACCTTTTCCAAAATCATCTGCGGCTTTTTTGGCGTTCTTAGTTTCATCGCCAGCCTTTTTTGCACTCTTTGCTAGTCCGTCTAACTTGTTAGATAGTTCTGTAGCCTTCTTTGCGGCTTTATCTCCTAGGTCAGAAATTCCGTCTAAGCCCTTATTGATAAGGTCTAAACCACCCTTTGCATATTTACCAACGCCAGGAAGTTTAGAAAGCGCACCAAGGAACAAGCGCATTGGTCCAGTAACAACTTTCATGATGGCTTCAAATACTTTAGCCACCATAGGAACAATAGAAGCAAATGCATTGAGCGCGGCTTTGGCTACAGAAATAACAACGGAGCGGAATGTTTCAGAGTTCTTCCATAATGCAATAATTGCCGCAGTTGCAAGAGTAATACCTGTGATAATCATGCCAATCGGGTTGGCTTTCATCGCGGCATTGAGAGCCAACATAGAAGCGGCTAAACCATTTGTGGAAGCAATGCTTGCTAGTTGCGCGCCTTTCATCAACACCATAACAACTTGGAAAGCCGCAGTTGCTACTTTTGTAGCAGTAATAGCAACTCTGTAAGCCGTGTAAGCGGCAACGCCAGCAAACAAAACTTTAGTTACAGCAATGATTGTGTCTTTATTCTCAGTCAAAAACTCTACTAATTGGCTAAGTGCAGGTATCAAAGTTTTAGATAAGAACGCGGCAAATGAATCCACAACAGGGCGTAAGCCATCACCTATTTGTTGTTTGAGGTTATTGATGTCATTGATAGCAACCTGTAATCCGCCTGCGCTGGTATCGCGTAAGTTTTTATTGAAGTCTTTGTAGGTTGAATTGAGAACTTCAACAAGCGCCGCCGCACGCTCCATTTCAGTTCCGTTTGCAATTTGCTTCTTTGTTGCATCATCAAGAACAAAACCAACCTTAGTCAAAGATGCAAAATTGCCTTGCAATGCTTGAGCAAGGCTGTTAGTCATTCCCTTGAAATCATCTGCTGATGCTGTTGCACCTTTTTCAGCAGTTACATAATCCAAAATTGCTGGCGTAAGTTTTCCAATAGCCGCCGCACTAAGGTCAAAGGTTGCTAACTGCGATTGCGCTACGGTGATGTTATCTGCCGATACAACACCTACTGCTTCAAGCGCTTTTGCTTGATTATTCAGAGCAGTAATCTGTGCTTCTGTTGCGCCATTGGTGTTGAGCAATAGTTGGCGCAAACGCTCTTGTGATGCTTCTGCTTCTAGTGAAGCCGCAACAGATTGTTTGAAGAATGAAACAAGTTGGCTTGCTCCAAAAGTAATACCGATGGTTGCGCCTAATTGCTTTAGGCGTGTACTCATTCCAGCAAAGGCTGAATCTGCCTTCTTTACTTGGTCATCTAAACCTTTGAGATAACCGTTAGCCTGTTGTAATCCCTTTTGTAAATCAGATACATCGGCTTGCAGTTTTACTATTACGGGGTCAATCGTTGCCATTGTTACCCCTTCAGCCTAGATGCGAGCGCCATAGTAAATACCCTAGACAAAGTACCATTGTCCGATAACCTATCGGCGGCAGGTCCTAAGTACGGATATTTTACGCCTGGTTTCCATCTAGGGTGTCCAAATTCAACAGTCCTTGCATACACCATGGTTGCAGAAACTTCTGCTTCATAAGTGTTGCCAAAACCTTTTTGCGCTTTAGTTGTAATACTTCTGCGCAAATTACCCGTTTGCACATTAGGACCAGGGCGACCCGATGCGTTTTGTTTTGCTTGTCGCTCCACTGCCAAACCAGCCATAGTAATTGCGTACTGCACCGCAAGTTCAATCGTATCTTCTGTTTTATCAAAAGAGTTGAGAACATCTTGGAGATTCGTAACCTGTATGCGTACACTCATTGGTCACTTGCTCTCTCTGCCCTCACCGATTGCACTACATTGCCTATGGCTATCAGCCAATCTGCTGTATCTGCTGGCAGGTTATCTACTTGGTCAGGTGTCCAACCAAATCGTTCTGCCATCGTGTAATACAGCCAATGGTCATCGGGGTAATCAAGCGCGGGATTGCGCTCGCCACCCTCAATAATCCATTTTAGCCGTTGGAGTTTTCGGTAATCGCTTTTGGGTCGTTTTCGTTCTCCGTTGTTTCAGCAAGGCTTGGGAACAAATAGGACTGTGCTTCTTTGGTGGCATCAACTAGCGCGTCATAATCACGCATTTCTAGTTCACCTAATGTGTCAATCTTGACTGACGGAATGACCAAATCAAATGACCAATCTTCAATCATCATTGCAACAAGAGCATCACCAAGAGCCATGGCGCGTGTCAAATCTCCGCCTTCAATTTCTGAACTCTTGAGAACTGCCTTACGGTCTTTTACACGCAACATCTTTGGGTCTTTTAGGGTGACTGTTGCGCCTGATGGAAGTGTTACTTTGCTAGACATACTGCCTCCGTTTGTTTGTTTGCCTTCCTACATATCTTACTAAGGAACAAGGGCGCGGGATAGCGGGGAAGGCGTACCGCTATCAACCTGACCGCCCTTGTTCTGAACTAAGTGTTACGCGTAAGTTCCTGAAGTCTTTGCGTTCTTGAGAACCCACTTGATAGGCGAGAATCCAGCCGATGAACCAGCATCGGTTGTGTTGGATTGCGCATTGAGGTCAATGGATACCTGAACGAAATCTTCTCCGCGCTCAATCACGCCAGTGGTGTATGCACCCTTGGTGATTGTTGCTTGGATTTGAACTTCATTTGAGCCTGTTCCGTAGTTCCAGTTGAGAACAATGGCAGGCTGTGAGTTGTTCAAGAAGTTGAGCAACTGTGAATCATTTTCCATGACGAATGTAATCTTGCCTGTTACTTCCAATGGTCCAAGGAAGATGTTGTATGGATTCTGAGTGCTACTGATTCCGTAAATTGGTGTTACTGGGCGGGTCAAATCAATGTTGCCCGTCATCGCTGTGCTAACAGCAGAACCACCAATGCTTACAGTGCCGCGCCAAACTGCGGTTGGGAGCAATGTGCTAAATGATGGTGTTGGGTCGCTTGTTGTAACTGATTCCCAACCTGTTGATTTTGCATCATATTCCAACATTCCATCTGCGTTGAAACGAAGTGAGAAGTCAGAGAATTGGCAACCAGGATACTGACGGACATTTACAGCATAGAAATCTGTAAGTGTGTAAGAAATTGGTTGCGCATCTGCACCGCTTGTTGTGCTGTTGAGCAACGAAATTGTGTGTGTATAAGGTGCGCTTGCTCCTGTTGTTGCAACAGAACCCATGATTCCTGCGAGCGCGTAACCGATTGTGTCGGCAAATACTGCGCCACCGAAATCAACGGTTGAGCGAACGCGTCCTTGAATATAGTTGTAATTCAAAACATTTGAACCACGAAGCCCTGTGTCATAGAGCGGGTCAATAATGTCTTGTGGTTTTAGTGCGTCTTTTGCGACTGGGATAAAGTCCGTTGCCGCAACTGGTGTACCTTTAGTAACTTCTTTGGCTATACCAAGGTAAGAGCGTACCGATGCTTGTACTGCCATTTATTCACTCTCCTGCTTTCGTGTCTGACGCGGCAGACGGTTTGATTGTTGTTGTTGGGGTTGGTGCTGGTTTTGCCGCGCCACCTGCGATGAAGTCAGGGTGGCTAAAACCTTCAGGTGCATCTACTACATCACCTGGTTTGATGACTCCTAAAGCAGGGAACACGCGTTCCTCTGTTCCTTTATATGTGAGTTTCATTCATGCTCCTTATGCTTGAATCATCTCTGTAACATCAAATTCTAACTCAGCAAAGATTTCTGTAGCGCCTTCTTTGGAAGTTCCTGGTTCCCCATAACGACCAATAATGACGGGTTCAGCACCTTGCCAAACTAGAACACCCGTAGGGTCACCAAAGTTATGGTCACTGCGTAACCGTTCTTTGATGTTATCTACGAGAATATCAAAATCACTCATTGCATCTTCAGAGTTAGAGTGCAACGAATGAACATAGAGTTGAAGTATTACGGTGTAATCAACACGCTTCCAACCTGAATGTGCGCCCCCGATTGCTAGACGGTTTTCTCTTTCTTGTGCAATGAACACCACGCATGCTGAACGCGTCATTTGTCCAGGCAATGCGTTTATCTGAAAATTGATGCGCTTGGGAAATGAAGTAAAAACCTGATTGAGGTTCTGTATCGGGGGATTGCTGATGAACTTTGCCAGCGTATCCCGAACGCCAACGCGGCCTCCCATTAGCGGACCCTGCGATAGAGATTGACCATATCAAGCGCTAAAGCAACTTCTCCTGCGTAGCGTTGATTGTTGCCGATGTTTGTCGTTGGTTGTGTCGTCAAATTCATCGTCATAGAACCATCACCGCGCTGTTTGATAAACGCGCTAGTCATGAGAATGGTTGCTTGCTTGATTGCAAATGGCATATTGCTAAAGCCTGCGCCTGTATGTCCAAAGGCTAGAGGTGCAGTTAGCGGAACCGTGGTTGAGCCATAGGTGTAATTAGAAGCAACGGTTACAGATTCAGCATTAGCGCCGTCAATAATTCTGTAGGTTTCCCCTGCCAAAATGCCTGATGGATTTGCAACAGTCAAAGTAGAAGCGTTCAACGCGCCTGTGCAGGTGGTATTTACATAACCCGCAATGTATGTGTACTTGGTGAAGATAGGAACGCGTGGACCGTAAGAGCCAAAAGCAAGAGGACCTGAACTGGTGTACAAGGTGTTGATTTGGCTTAGAGGAATAGTGATTTGTTGATTTTCAAAATAACATAAAGCAGGATTATCAAGAGTCTGTAGGTTGTTTGGGTCGGTTCCCCATTGGAAGTTTGATAGCGAAATAATTGGGTTTTTGTTTGGGTGCAAGAAGATATAACCCTGTGGGCTGATGCGCACACGCTGTGTTTCAGTTACTGGGTTAGCGTGTAGGTCTTGATTGAGATACTCATTGAGATACGAGGTAGCGCGCAGAATAACGCGAGCCAACTCTGCATCTTGAGCATTTTGATTGCCGCCTACTACAAGATTGTTATAGTCCAGCGATGTCGGGGCGTTCTTGAATTCCGCAAGTGTAATGTAAGGCTGTTCGTTGAAGCCCGTTTGCGATGTTACGCCCACTGTCATGATTACTCTCCATCTCGCTGAGTGTCAGTTGCTTCATGTCCGCAACGCCCGCACTTGCGAAACCAACCGTCAAAGCCACATTGTACGCAAGTAAATCCTCTTTGCCTGTCGCCTTGAGAATAAGGATTTAGTGACGCTTCAAAGAAACCTTCGCGCTTCATTGCATCACCGTGTGCTTTGTTTTCAACATTGTAAATACCTGATTTATCAGGATTGTATTTACGCCCGCCAATAACTGTTTCTCTTACACCTCTATCAGGTGCTACATATCTGCCCATAAATGCCTCCTAGTAATAATGGGGGTGGGGTTTCAAGGCCCACACCCCCATCACTTATTTAGTTGTTACTACGCAGGAATGATTCCATTTACTGCGCCATTCCATGCAGGAGCGGTGCAGAAGAAGGTTCCACGGAAGTATGTGGAGAAGTCATACGAGAACTGTACGACAGGCCACTGAATACCCATGTAATCCTGAACCATGAAGTTTGCCCAAACATCGGAAACTTCTGTATCAGGAATTGGAAGGGTGAAGGAAAGAACAGGCGCAACACCTTGGTTGAGCCATGGGTGAACCATGAGGTCAACTGCTTTTCCTGTAACTTCGTTCTGAAGGCCAGTAACA